AATGGAACAATTGAAACACGATATCATGAATCAGTTGCAAAATATTGAAAAAGATGATAAAGTGATTATTGTGCTTGATTCGATTGGTAACCTTGCATCAAAGAAAGAAGTGGAAGATTCAATCGAAGGTAAATCTGTTGCTGACATGAGCCGAGCGAAACAGATGAAGTCGTTGTTTCGTATGGTCACGCCACATTTGACAATCAAAGACATTCCAATGGTTGTAGTGAATCACACATACAAAGAGATTGGTATGTTCCCTAAAGATATTGTTGGTGGTGGCACAGGTTCTTATTATTCAGCAGATACGATTTGGATTCTTGGTCGTCAACAAGACAAAGATGGTACAGAGGTCGTCGGTTATAACTTCATCATCAATGTAGAGAAAAGTAGATATGTCCGTGAAAAATCCAAAATACCTGTTACTGTATCTTTTGATGGTGGCATTAATAAGTGGTCTGGTCTACTTGATATTGCACTCGAAGGTAATTTTGTATCCAAACCAAGTAACGGTTGGTATGCCAAAGTAGATCAGGAAACAGGTGAAGTTCTTGATAAGAAACGTTTTGCTGATACTCAAAATGAAGAATTCTGGAAAGATATTCTTGCTGATGAGCGTTTCAAAGAATTTGTGAGGAAGAAATATGAAATCACTTATAGCAGCATTCTTGGAGAAGATGCCGTTTTGGAAGAAGAAGATGAAGCCGCAACATAACGTTGATTATGTTTTGATTGATTCTGATGATGGTACAAAAACTGGCATAGGCATTCAAACTGGTGAATATGCTGGTGTTTTGTATCACTACGGCAAAGTTAGACTTTCCGAAGAAGGTGACCTTGCAAGAATGATTTTCAGTTATACAATTGTATCATCACCTAGAATACCAATAGATGATTTGACACAAGATGAAAAGTTTCACACCTTTATTGGTGATGTATTAACAGATATACTTATGAATCAAGAAAGCGCAAATGAAAAGATTGGAAACTACGATTCTGAAGAATTTGATATTTAATGAGGATTATGCAAGAAAAATTATTCCTTTTCTAAAGAACGAATACTTCACAGACTCAACAGAAAAAAATCTGTTTGATGAAATTAACGAACACATCAATCAATTTAAGCATCTTCCTACCTACGAATCACTCATCATCAACTTCACCGAATCACGTAAACTGACTGAAGAGCAAGTTAGAAAAGCAGTTGAAATGATTCGTGAAATCAACGCAGACAAAAATGATCCTACGGATGTAGATTGGCTTGTTAAGCAAACTGAAAAATTTTGTCAAGACAAAGCAATTTACAATGCTATCATGAAATCTGTCGGCATTCTTGATGACAAAAACAACAAAGAAGACAAAGGTGCAATACCTAAGCTATTGAGTGATGCACTTGGTGTATCATTTGATAGATCGGTCGGTCATGATTATATCGATGATTCTGACAATCGATTTGAGTTCTATCATCGACATGAAACAAAGATACCATTCGATCTTGACTTGCTCAATAAAATTACCAAAGGCGGTCTACCGAAGAAAACTCTGAACATTGCACTTGCCGGCACTGGTGTTGGTAAGTCATTGTTCATGTGTCACGTTGCGGGTTCATGTTTGTCACAAGGTCTGAATGTTTTGTACATCACAATGGAAATGGCTGAAGAAAGAATTGCTGAACGTATTGATGCCAATCTATTGAACATTGACATTGCAGACTTGAATTCAATTTCGAAGCAAGACTATGATCGAAAGTTCTCTGCACTGAAAGTCAACACACATGGTAAACTCATCATCAAAGAGTACCCAACCGCAGCAGCATCAGCATTGCACTTCCGTGCTTTGTTAAATGAATTGCAACTCAAGAAAAGTTTCAAACCTGACATCATCTTTATCGACTATCTTAACATTTGTGCAAGTGCCAGAATCAAGCCTGGTGCTAACGTAAATAGTTATTCTTATGTTAAGGCTATTGCAGAAGAATTGAGGGGTCTAGCGGTTGAGTTTGATGTTCCCATAGTCTCAGCCACACAGACCACTAGAAGCGGCTTCACAAGTTCGGATCCCGGCTTAGAAGACACCTCTGAGTCATTCGGTTTGCCAGCCACAGCAGATTTTATGTTTGCTTTGATAAGTACCGAAGAGTTGCAACAATTGAATCAGATATTAATTAAGCAACTAAAGAATCGTTACAATGATCCCAACTATTTCAAGCGGTTTGTCGTGGGTATTGACAGGGCTAAAATGAAACTGTATGATGTTGAACAAGCAGCACAAGATGATTTAATTGATGCGGGTCAAGTTGACGATAAGCCTCTGAATACATTTGGTGATCGGGAACGTCAGTCTGGAATGAAAAATAAGTTCGGGGGCTTTAAAGTATAAATACTCCGATAACTTGGAGGATTTATGGCTGGCGCTTCCGCGGAAAGACAAGAAAACGGTGTCATAAAAAAAATTAACGATGCTGTTACAAAAAACAAAAAAAATCCAATAACGCTTATAGCGGGTAAAACAACATTAACTGGTGTGATTGGTGCAGAAAAGTATAAGGGTCGTCAGGTTGGTGGTTCAGAACCATATACTGATGTAGTAATATATCAACTTGTAAATGGGAAAAAAATTCCCATCAATTGTTCATTAAAAGGAGAATCTGCACCATCTCTTGCTGGTGGTGGATTGAAAGGTTTGGAACTTGCTGTTCCTGGGATAGCAAAAAAATTTATGAAAACTGCTTTCGATCAATTAAAAACAAAAGAAAAATTAGGTGTGGGTGATAAGGTACCAGATGTTTTTGGAAAAATATCGGACAAAGATAAAATAAAAATTGTCGTTGGAAATGAAAAAATGGGTGGTCCAATTAATTATATGTACATTGGTCCTATGAACGTTTCTGGAAATTATGACCCTCAAAAAAATGTTTTACCACTAAATGGTGAACTTACTGAGGCTGTAAAATATGCAAAAGAACATGAGTTATATTTTAGACTGAGAGCAAGAAGAGAAGATCAACGTTTCGACCCAAGCGCCAAAGACAAAGAAGGAACACCAAAAATATATGGAGTTTCTCCTTCAAGAGGGGACAGTGCTGGTCGTATAGTTGTGACAGATAAAGTATCATCAAAAGGTGTTTTAGTAAAACTATGAAATTTACAGAGTTTATAAAAGAAAGTAAAGAAGGTAAGAACGTGCATTTGGAGCATTTGGAAGATAATGTATTGAACGGTGGTGTATCTGGCGCACGTGAAGCAATAGAATTTCTGCGTTCTTTACGTAACATGCTTGCTGGTCACACAGGCTCAAAATTAAATGTGACTACAAAATGGGATGGCGCACCTGCTATCTTTGTCGGTACAAACCCAGAGAATGGCAAATTTTTTGTTGGCACTAAATCAGTGTTTGCAAAAAATGCAAAATTAAATTATACTGATGAAGACATTGATGAAAATCACCCAAGTGAAGGCCTTAACAAAAAATTGAAACTGGCATTGGCATTTCTACCAAAGTTGAACATCAAAGGTGTATTGCAAGGTGACATGATGTTCAGTAAAGGTGACATTGAAAAAGAAACGATTGCAGGTGAAGAATACATTATATTTCAACCAAATACAATTGTTTATGCCGTTCCTGCAAAATCAAAGTTAGCACAAGCGATGTTGGCTGCACAAGTTGGTGTTGTGTTTCACACATCATATTCAGGCAAAACACTTGAAACAATGAAGGCATCATATAACATTGACATCGGCCGTTTGAGTGCAACAAAAGATGTTTGGTTTCGTGATGCATCGTTTACTGATGCGTCTGGTTCAGTTACATTTACTGAAGAAGAGACCGCAGCAATTACATCTATTCTTTCAAACGCAGGTAGAGTATTTCAATCAATACCCGCATTGACATTGAATCGTATCGCCGCATCGGATGTTTTTCTTACACAGATCAAAACATTCAATAACACAAAAGTTCGTGAAGGTAAAAAGATTGCTGACACCAGAGTTCATACACAAGAACTTATCAATTATGTTGAAGCAAAACTCAATAAAGAAATTCTGGCAGCAAAGAAAGAAGATACAAAACAAAAGCGCATCAAAGAAAAGAATGAAGTGATGCGTTTCTATCGTTCAAATGCGATTCAACTGAAACAAATATTTGATTTGATGAATCTGATTGTTGATGCCAAACTGATGGTTATTCGTAAGTTGGAAACAATTAAGAGTATTGGCACATTCGTTCGTACAGATGATGGCTTCCGTATTACTGCACCAGAAGGATTCGTAGCAGTTGATCACTTAGGCAAAGCACTGAAGTTGGTAGATAGGCTTGAGTTCAGCAGACAAAACTTTAACGCACAAAAGGCATGGGACAAATGAGTTACGACATCAATAAAATTTTAGCAGAGTATGGTGATGATGATTTTGGTTTCAGCACAGTTGATGAAGTTGAATATCAAGCAGTCATTGCGGAGAAAGATGAGACTGTTGAAGAGTATAAAGCAAGACTTCAGCAAGTAGAAAAGATCATCATGCCATTTCTGACAAATCTGTACAAGACAGCAAGTCAACCATATATTCACTGGCCAAATCGTGGACCAATTATTGAAAAGCAAATGCAAAAAGTATTGCAATTGACGAGGGGATAATGC